GGGTTCACAGAATATCACTGTAGAGGGTTCTGTTCGTCAACTCATCAAGGGTGATTACATACTGGAAGTCGAGGGTGACTTCTATAGAAAGATTCATGGTAACGAAAGAATCAAGGTTGGTGCAAAGTCTGATCCAACAACTGGTGAGCCTATCGGTGGTAACCGTGAGGAAGAGATTATCGGTAATCATGCATACAACATCAAGGACGATGTGAAGGGACGTATCGGTGGTGACACGATTGTTTCCAAAGAGAAGTCCAGTGTTGAGGTTGTTGGTGGTCAATGGAAACTATCTGTTGATGGTAAGAAGATGGATTCCAACGAAAGTGAACGTGGCGTTCATATCAAAACATCGAAAGACTATCTGCTTGACGTAAGTGGTAACCTTTCACAATCAACCATCTCTGGTATTGTGTCAATCAAGTCTGGTTCGACACTAAACATGAAGTCTGCAACCGCGATGACTATCAATCCAGAGACAACACTGACGCAAACCGTTGGTACGGCATGGACTTCAACTACAGGAGCAACTTGGAACCATACATCTACAGGTGTCGGTACTATAGACCTACAGGGTGTTGGTAGTGAAGTTACTGCAAAGAATGGTGGTTCAACAAACATATCTCTCACTACTCACGTTCATTCTCAGGATGCTGATTCTGGTAGTGATTCTGAGGTTAACACTGACGCACCCGTGGCATAGGAGTAAACGATGGTAGATTTTGCAAACTCAAACCTGTGTGGTGCAAGTCCAGCAATGAACGATGTGTTCAAGAAGTTGGACGAGGCTGCATCAGACATTGAATCAAAGATTGATGAAGCAGCATCAACTGCTGCAGCAGCATTTGCATCTGCACAGACGGAACTTAATTCTTTGACTGCACAATTGCAGTCCATTGAGATTCCACAACTACCAAAACTAAATCTACAGGCAGAAATTAAAGCATTGTCTGAACTTATACCAGGCACACCTGAATATCTATCTTCTCTTGCAACAATTACAAAAGAGTTTGGTGCAGACCTTGAGGCTGCGGGTAAGGATTTGGGTACACTAATCAGTGATGGTCTGTCTGCAATTACCTCTGGTGGTAATATCTGTAATGTGGTTCCTAATGTAGAGAAGGAAGCGGGTAGTACAAATCCAGCAACAGAGAAAGCAACAAACGTTTTGCAGGCAGCAGTTGCACCAGAAACGGAAACTGTATCTAAGGTAACACAGAACGAAGACGTAACCACGCTGGTCAGTCAGGTAGAAGAAGACTCTGAGGACTTTCAAGAATCTTTAGCAACAGAGACGAATCCACTGGAAGAAGATACTGGTGCATATACGGTTACAGAGAAAAAACAGGTAAAGGAAATTACAACACAAGCAGGAAATACAAAAGTTGTAGTCAAAAAAGTCGAGACGGTAGAAGAGAGAAAGAATGTAACTCCAAAATCACAGTCAGATGGATTTGTTCATAGAATTTCATCACAACAATTAATAGTTAAAAAATCAGACATCTTATTTTCAAGTGGAGTACCCGACTCTGATGGACTTTATACAGTACAAGTCGAATTACCACATATTCCTGCAAATAGACCATCTATAACACAATACAATCTGGCTGATAATGAGGTACGAACTGTAAAAGATATACAAGGTACATCATATAGAGAAACTTATGGTATTCATGGTGAAATCCTTGGGGTCCATCCAAATCTTAAAGGGATTCCTAATCGGGGTATTACAATGGAAGGTAAAGTTATTACTTTCAAGACTCCATATTATCCATTAGGAGATCACGAAGGTGATTTGACCTCAATTACCTATAGTCTTCGTGGAAAAAAGAAAAAAATATTTGTTAAAGTTAGGGCCGGTGCGATCCGCAGAAATGGGACAGTTACTGGTAGACTCATTTCGGATAAAAGATATAACAAATTATTTAAGGGAAGACAGTTCAAAATCACTTATACATACAGGGACAATTACGATCCAGAGATTAAGGTATGATTCTAAAAAGAAAATCTATAGTCACACTAAATATAATTTATTGGATGCCTGATTATCATAACATTCTGCAAGAGTTCATATGGCAGACGCAGGATGTTAAACCAGACTATCCAAGAGTACATAAGTTTTTAAATTTTTGGCATGAGAATATTGATGCGGTTATATCAGAAGTTTTTTTATGCAATGAGTATGATACATCATACAGGCCAGTGAAGGAGATTATTAATGGCTAAAGGTAAGAAGAGTAAGGGTACACAATACGTTTCAAAGGGAGAATATTCAAACGTAAACAAGAAGACCCGCAATGCAGTTCGTCTTGATACAACTCCATTGCAGACGGCAGATAACAAAAGAAATGCTTGGTTGAAGGGTAAGAATGTCATGTTGACTATTCCCAACCCAAATGACAAAGAAACAAACAAAAGATTCATTCGAGTTAATGCGAAAGACGTATGGGGTTCACCCAAGAAGTATATTATGAAACAAACTGCGAGTGAGTGAGTATAAATAATATAAAAAGGATTACTCATGGCCCACGGAGCATCTCTAAACACAACTTATTCTGACGCACAGTCCAGAAATATCAATCTTGATAGGGATGCACAGATATACAAAGACCTAGACTTGTTCTTTGGTAAGAAGAGTGCAACCAAGGATATTTCAAAGGTAAATGGTATTCAGGCAATCAAGAGGTCTGTGAGAAATCTTATTCTCACCAACATCTATGAGAAACCTTTTCACCCAGAGATAGGTTCTGGTATTCGTGGACTTCTATTCGAACCATTGAGTCCTATCACTGCATTTGTATTATCACAGAAGGTTGAAGATGTAATTGAGAACTTTGAACCAAGAGCAAGACTAGTGGGTGTCAGGGCCAACCCTGACTTGGACCGCAATGCATATGAAATCAGTGTTGAGTTCTATGTACAGAATGCTCCTACAGAATTAGTTGATACCACAGTTCTATTAGAGAGACTACGATAATGGCGGTAAATCCAAGACGACTTAATGTAACAGAGTTAGACTTTGATGATATCAAAGACAATCTAAAAGTATTCCTTAAAGGACAGACAGAGTTTACTGATTACGACTTTGAAGGTTCTGGTATGAATATTCTTCTCGACACTCTAGCATACAATACTCACTATCTTGCTTTCAATGCGAACATGCTTGCAAATGAAATGTTCCTTGACAGTTCTTCTCTGCGTTCATCTGTTGTATCCCATGCAAAGACACTTGGATATGTTCCACAGTCTGCAAGAGCTGCAACTGCAACTGTTGAGGTTGCATTGAACACCACAAACGCAACTGCAACGATGGATGCGGGAACTGTGTTTAATACAACGATTGAAGGTGATGCATATACCTTTATCAATCCAATAGAAAAAACTGCGGCAAATATTGGTAACAGTATTGTGTTCCCTAACCTTGTTCTTTACGAGGGAACATTTGTTACTTCTAGATATACTGTAAATACTCAAGATGTTGAACAGAGATTTCTTATCAATGACAATAGAGTAGACACTCGTACACTTACTGTTAAGGTTCAGAACTCTGCATCTGATTCCACCACAACAACTTATACTCTTGCAACAGACATTTCACAAATCACTGACACAAGCCATGTATACTTTTTGCAAGAAGTTGAGGTTGGTAAATTTGAGGTATACTTTGGTGACGGTGTTCTTGGTAGTGCATTGTCAGATGACAACATTGTAATTCTTCAGTATGTTGTTTCCAATAAAGAAGATGGCAATGGTGCTTCAGTATTTACATCTGCTGGTGCGATTGATACCGTTTCAAGTGTGATTGTCACAACGATTGATAGTTCTTCTGGAGGTTCTGAAGCAGAGTCAATTGAATCTATCAAACTCAATGCACCTTTGGATTATGCTTCACAGGGTAGAGCTGTAACGACAGAGGATTATAAGACTCTCGTAAGACAACTCTTTGCACAGACTCAAGCAGTTGCAGTCTTTGGTGGAGAGACAGGTTCTTTCGATACTAGTATTGGTGTGACCACCACACCAGAATATGGTAAGGTGTTTATTAGTGTTAAATCAACTACTGGCCAAAATCTAACTGAGACACAGAAAGAAATTTTGAAGAGAAACTTACAACAATATACAGTTGCTTCAATTACTCCTGTAATCGTTGATCCAGAAACGCTCTTCCTTATACTTCAGTCAAATGTTAAGTTCAATCCAAATGCCACAACGAAAGGTGCTGCAACTATAGAGTCTAATGTTCGTAGTACAATCACAAATTATAATACAGATAATCTGAATACCTTTAATGGGTTGTTTAGACACTCTAAGTTGACAGGATTGATTGATGATACAGATACATCAATTACGGGCAACACATTAAATGTCTCCTTGGCAAAATACGTTATTCCAACTTTAGCAGAATCAAAATCTTATAAAGTTTATTTCAACAACAGATTATATAACCCACACTCTGGACATAATGCTGGTGCTGGTGGTATCGTTGCATCAACAGGGTTTGGTATTGTTGGTCAGGGAAACACAGAATTTTTCTTTGATGATGATGGGAACGGCAATATTAGAGTTTATTATCTAGTTTCTGGTGTAAGAACATATCTTGATTCTACGGCAGGAACAATTGATTATGCCGCCGGTACTATATCTATTGATCCAATATCCATTAATAGTGTTTCTAATGTTGATGGTGCAACTTCTACACAAATTCGTATTACTGTTACACCAGACTCACTTGATATTATTCCAAAGAGAAATCAGTTACTTGAGATTGATTTGGTGAACACCACTGTGACTGCATCTGTTGATACGGTTGCTCAAGGTAATGACTCTGGTAATACTTCATTTACAACTACTTCTAGTTACACCACACCATCGAGCTATAACTAATGGCACCTTTTGACGGCAGATATTCACCAGACCTAATCAATAAGGTCAGCACACAGATTGATGGTCAACTTCCCGACTTTGTGGCAGATGACCATCCTATATTCTCGTCCTTTCTTCAAAGTTACTACAAGTATCTGGAGTCGGGTGAACTAGTCGTCTCTGCAACAATTGATAATCTACTTCTTGAGGTAGAAACAACTACTCGACTTCTTGATGAGAATGCAGACCGCATCGTTCTAGAGAAGGGAACTGGTACTACAGGTAAGTTTGTCGTTGGTGAGATTATCACTGGGTCTACTTCTAAAGCTACTGCCGAGGTTCTTGTTGATGATCTGGGTAACAATGGAAGACCAAGACTATTCATCACATCCCAACAAAAGTTTGTAACTGGTGAGACAATCACTGGTGCAACCTCTGGTGCAACTGGCACAGTAACGAGTTATCGTGCAAGTCCTGTGCAGAATATTCAACAACTTCTTGCATATGCAGATGTTGACAATACTATCTTTGACTTCCTTGAAGAGTTTCGTAAGTCATTCATGAATGCAATTCCAAGTAATCTTGCAGTTGACAAAAGAAAAATCATTAAGAACATTCGTGAACTCTATCGTAGGAAGGGAACACAAGAAGGTATCAAACTTTTCATTCGTATTCTTCTTGACGAGGAAGCCGAAGTATTTTACCCCAACACAAGAATGCTTCGTGTGTCTGGCGGTGATTGGGATAAACCTACAATTCTTCGTGCAAGCCCAATTGGAACTCCTATTCATGGTGAACTAGAAGGACAAACGATTACTGGACAAACATCTGGTGCAACTGCAAGAGTTGAGTCTTGTGCAACTTTTGTTGATCCAACGGACTCTGCTACAATTGTAGAAATTACTATTGGTGATATTAACGGAACATTTACAAAGGATGAAGAGATACATGGTGTCTCTAGTGTTATTGATGTAGTCTACAAATATAACATACGACAAATTATAAGTTCTGCAACAGTCTCTACTGAAGGTATTCTTTATTCTACAAATGATGTAATTGATGTTGAGACAGACACAGTAATCGGTAGTGGCGATGTTGGTGCTGTTGTGGGACAAGTTGCAACTGGTTCTGTTAGTGGTGTTGAAGTAGACGATGCGGGTACAGATTACGAACTTGGGGATGTTCTAACATTTACTGATAATACATCAGAAGCAGGACTTGTTCAATCTGCTACAGCTCGTGTTGCTGTTGTACATGGTTCTATTCTCCTTGAGGATGGTGAGACACTTCTTCAAGAAGGTGCAACTAACAGAGAGGTTGAGTATTTCAATATCGTACAAGAGGATGGTGGAGAACTATTCTTTGAGTCTGGTAATGCCGCAGTAGAAGTTGGTGGTATCAACACAGAGGCAGAACTTGGGAACAGAATTCAAGCAGAGTCATCTGTCTTCGAAGAAAGAGTGGATGTATCTAAAAGAGACGATGATACGTTTATTCTAGAGTCTGGTTCTGGTGATATCACAAAAGTATTTCTACAGGATGGTGGATTTGGATATTCCAAACTTCCTACTATCACGATTACTTCAAAATTCGGTAGTGGTGCAAAACTCCTTGCGGCAACAAATGATATTGGTAGAATTGAAGATGTAAATCTAAGAACAGTTGGGTTTGATTATCAAATTGCACCAGTTGCTGAGTTCCGTGCAAACTTTGTTGTTAAGGATATAAGTGGAGCCTTTAATGTTGGAGATGCACTTACAAGTCATGTTGGAACAGTTCGTGCATTTGAGTCAGGAACACAAGTTCTGACAGTTTCATTTTCTGACATCGAAAGAATTGTTAGTGAAGACGGAACCTTTGACAACATCGTTCTTGATGGTACAGACCCAACAGGCACTTTTGACACTGGTGATTATCTTGTATATGAAGATGCAATTGATTTCTCTGGTAAAGATGTTTCCATTACCACTGCATCTGCCAGCGCAACGATTGTAAATGCAGACATTGCAAAGGGAACTCTTAACGTAGGAATGACTGCCGATAGATTTGGTCGATACTCAAATATCGAAAGTCTTATTGGTGAAGACCTTATTCGTATTCAAGATTCTTATTATTATCAACAGTTCTCATACGAAGTTCAAACTGCATCTGGTTCTGGATCATATCTAAACCCACTGAAGAAATCTGTACACCCATCTGGATTTAATGTATTCAGTAAGGTAAAGTCTTCTACTTCTATTTACGCTGGTATCTCAACACCAACTGGTGCAACACTTGGTGACGAGTATGTTGCAGATACAAATACCTTTAGCCCAATTCTCGCATCCACATTCGAAGTTCTCTTTGATGAGGTCAAAAGAAGAAGACATCAGGTATTTGAGAATCCAGCATACCATATTGCTATGGAAGATTCCGTTGGTGGTTTCTTACATGGAGAAGATGGTGAAATAATTGTTCAAGAGGAAAAAGAAACTTATTCTACAGATACCTACGACCTTAGAGTTGTTAAGAAAACTGAAGTTAGAATTGATGTAAAACCAAACCGTATAGGTGACAGTGCTAATGGAATATCGTTTATTAGTAATGTAACTCAAGAGAGTATTCTTGGTGATACACTTGCTTTAGAGTTTGGTAGTGATTTTGAAGTTGATGGTATGATTGGTGACCTTCTTCTTGATAATACATCAGATATTGGTACTGATGATGTTGGTGACAGAATACTTTTGGAAACTGTTGAAGATGTTAATATTGGACAAGGCATTTCTGTTAACGATTACAGTCGAGTAACGGAAGGATTTAACTTAAGTGATTTGAGTGTTGTAGATAAGTTAAATATAACTGATCAGTTCGACACTGTTAATATTTTGTTAGAGGACAGTTCTCCTGGCTCTATCATGCAAGAGGATGGTACTACAGTATCGACAACACATGGTGATGAAATACTTCTTGAGCAAGGTACTGGTTTAACAATTGGTGGAAAACTTTCTTTAGAAAGTCAAGTCATTACACTTGAAGATGAGACTTCTATTGGACATATACCTGTCGAAGTGTATTCAAGTCAGTCTGTCGTTCCAAGATTTACTCGTTCTGCTGAAGTGTATGTTGCACAGATTGGTAGGTTATATTACGAATCAGAAATTGACCAAGGTGATACACAGATTCAATTTGAGACTGCAACTACAGATGCGGCAGGTACTAACATTGGCGGAAATAATATTCTTCTTGAGTCTGGAACGAAAGAGTCGTTCCTTGAGAGTATCTATTTGGATGCGCCCCCACTAACTCGTTTTGATGATGGAAATGACACGTTTGATACAAGTGAGACAACTTGGGATCGTGGTATTCCTCCAACTGGTATTGCTGCACCTGCGGCAACATATGATGAAACAGACTTTACATATGATGATAC